TTTAATAAAAAAACGAGCATTATATGCATTAAATAATATTAAAAAAGGCGAAGAATTGACTTTACTTTATCCTGAAAATTATAACAGAAATTATACTTTAAAAAATAATTAAATAATTTATTTAAATACAACAGAATATAAATACCTAAAGGGATGAAAGAATACATAAATACTGTTATATATAAAATATATTGTAAGGATGAAAATATTAATGATATGTATGTTGGTCATACGACAAATTTTAATTTAAGAAAGAATGGGCATAAAAGTTCATGTACAAGTGAAAATAATAAATACCATAAATTACCTGTTTATATTTTTATTAGAGAAAACGGTGGTTGGGATAATTGGCAAATGGAAGAAATTGAAAAATTTCCATGTAATAATTATATTGAAGCCTCCCAAAGGGAACGATACTGGCTTGAAAATTTAAAGGTCACATTAAATAAAGTTATACCATCAAGAACAAAGAAAGAATGGGAAAATGAACACAAAGAACAAATGTCAGAATATATTAAACAATACAGAAATATTAATAAAGATACTATAAAAGTAAATAAAGCATTAAATTATCAAGAGAACAAAGAAACTATACTTGAAAAACATAAAATTTATTACGAACAAAATAAAGAAAAAACATTAGCACAACAAAAACTTTATTATGAAGAAAATAAAGAAAAAATAAGTGAACAAAATAAAATATATAGAGATACTCATAAAGAACAACTAGCAGAAAAAAATAAAGAATATAAAATAGAGAATAAAGATATAATATCAGAAACAAATAAACAATATTATTTATTAAATAAAGAAATAATCAGTCAAAAAAGTAAATTATACAGAGATAGTCATAAAGAACAAAAATCAGAAAAAGATAAAGAATATAGAGAGAAAAATAATACTAAACTTAAACAAAAAATTAATTGTATATGTGGAGGAACGTATAGTTATATTCATAAATCTACTCACGTTAAAACAAAATTGCACCAAAATTTTATTAATAATTCAGAAAAAACAGATAAAAATACAGAATTAATAATAAATTGATTTAAAAAATAACTTAAAGACATATTACTTATATAATATGTAAGGGGTTCCATACAGCAATCAAAATTTGTGAAATATTTTTTAAAAAGGAACTAGTAAATTACAGCACGGATGGCCGAGTGGTCTAAGGCGGTGGATTCAAGACCCACTATCATATTGATGCAAGGGTTCGAACCCCTTTCCGTGCAAAATATAAATTTAATTAAAAACTACTTAAAGACATATTATTTATATGATATGTAAGGCTTCAAACAGCAATCTAAATTTAAATTGAATTTTAAAATATGGAGCCTGTAATTACAGCACGGGTAGAAAAGTGGTTAACTTCGTGTGCCTTAAGAGCACATCCTTTATGGTTCGCGGGTTCGAATCCCGCCCTGTGCATTTAATAAAATAATTAAATTTTAATTACTTATTTTATTATTCTGATTTTTTCCATTTAAATCCACCACAAGATTTTGATTTACCATTTATACATTTACTAATATTTGTATGTGATATATTATTATTAGCTCCTGCTTCTCTTAAACTATTATACTCCTTAATAAAAATATTATCAAGGGTGTATTGTTTCACTCTTATTTTAGCAAAACCTGAACCATTTTCATTTCTTTTTAAATTATTAAATACAATTGATTGTTTCATTCCATTTTTTATTTTATCTCTATTTTCATCTATACTTAATAACTGTTTTATTTTAATTGATATTTTTTCTCTCATTTCAGGATTATCAATATAGTTTTGTTTTGTTGTTTTTACTATTTTCTGAATAGTTTCATTACTATGCTTCTTACCATAAAACCCGCCACCTTCTCCACCAGTTGTTAAATTATAGCCATTAGGCGAAATTGAGTTATAATTTTTAATATATTCTTTTTCAAATTTATATCTATCCTCATCAAAACAAATAATTAAAATCTCAAATTTAAAATTTGCAATCCCATATTTTTTAACTGCATCTTGTAGAGCAGGACAGCCAATACCTTTTTCAATCTTGCTTTTATGTTCATTCCATCTTAATTCTGGATTAGATTTTTTCGTCTCTCCAATATAACATTTTTTAGTTAGTTTATTTGTAATCTTATAGATATAACCCATAAATTAAATGTTTAGTTAATTTTATATTGTTTAAATATACTTATGTAAAATAAATACTCATATATAAACTACTTAAAGACAATTTTAGTATATATTATGTAGGGGGAAGAAAACCCTGAGGATATCGCATATTTTACACCTTTTTTCATTTACTATGCTTCGCTGAAACGCCGATTTATATAATTATTTTATATACTCATATTTTATAATGGATACATTTACTCAATTATTCTGGTTTTTTTCTTTACTTTTTATTGTTTTATCAGTATATTTACTATGTTGCAATAAAAAAACTACTATATTTTATTTACAGATTGCTTCAGGTTGTGGTATGTTTGCTACAAGTAAGATTGGACGCAATTTTTTAGGTTTAGTATAATCGGCGTTTCAGCGAAGCATAGTAAATGTAAAAAGGTGTAAAAACAAACACGTGGTCTTATTTAAATGTGCACACTCTTAATTATTTTAGGAGTTAAATAAGACGATTATTAATCAGTATTATGTAGTTGATTAATTGAAAACGTGTTGGTATCCTAACAGCACAAATCTAAATTTATTTTATATTTTTGTGTTCTGAAGAACACATTGTCTTTGTATATTCTTTTACACCTTTTATAGTAAATGTAAAAAGGTGTAAGTAAGGATATGTAATTGAATAAATAACGTTTTATTTTTATAGGTCGGTTAGCTTTAAGCTATAAAAAAAAGTAGGGGTTGTGATTTTTTATATGGTCTTATAGTGTAGTGGTTTAGCACCGAGGACTTTGAATCCTCTGACCTGGGTTCGAATCCCGGTAAGACCTTAATTTTAATATTAATTATTTTACAATACTTAATATTAAATTATTTGTGCAGCTCAGATTTATTTAGCAGTTTCATTCACATACTTATATATGTTTTTCCATCGCTTAAAATCATTATATATTCTAAACATTATCTTCATCATGAATTAATTCACCTATTCTTAAATTATTTTCTTCATCATCATCTTTTTTATCTTTAACTTTTTCTTCTACATCTGTTATAAACTAAATAATAATTTTTGAAATATAAATTAATTTTTACATACATATGTTTTAGACTCTTCTTCCCTCTTTTTAATTATTTCATCATATGTAATATTTAATTTTTTTATTCCACCATATTCATTAAATATAGGTGCTTTGTCAACAATTCCATAATAATAAAATCCGTCATTATATCTCTTCTTTTGTAATCCTAAATCTTTGAGATATTTTGAAAGTCTAGTTCGGAAACCTGCAACCTTATCATTTTCAATTTTAACAGCTTTTGAGTTGATTATAATGTCATATAGTGTAGATGCTTTCATTTTATTGTTAACATCATCATTAATAGTGTATTTAGAATTTAAAAATTTCTTTACTTGATTTTCTTCACTTGAGGCTAAAATATTAGAGTCATTTTGTTTATTTGCAAAGTCAATATATTGAGATGTAACAAGTATCTTTTTATTAACCTCTTCAATATCATTAAATATTGCCTTATTAAATTCTCTCTCGATAAAATTAATAATATCATTATTTCCTGTTGAAAAGTTAAATAATTTAACAAAACCAAACTCAGGGTGATTTTTAAGTATATATGCAATAGCTTGGTCGGGATTTTTAATGGTTAATGTTTGTAAAAATTTATCATTAATTAAAACATAAATAGTTTCTGTTTTAGTTTTCTTATCATCTTCTGGAGAAATATCATATTCTTGAGAATTATCTGCAAATTTAATATCTAAACAATCATATTTATTATTATAGCATCCAGGAATATCCTTTCCTTCTTTATCTGTTATCATAATATCAAACCCATTTTGACTATTATATGGTTCAATTTCAATTAAATCTTCGGTTTTGACATGTGGATTAATAAGTGTATATTTTTTATTAAGAATTTCAGGATCAATTCTATTTGTAGAACCAGGAATTGGTAAAAAATTTTTACATGATGATGTAGTTGCTAAATTTTCATCTTTTAATGGATTAGGTTCTATATTATTAGGTATTTCCACACCAAGTTCTTTTAATTTTTCATCACTTTTTATACCATTAATATCATCTATATTTTTTAAATCCATAAAATTACTAATTTTTATTTTATTACCCATAATAGTTGCTTCTTTACTAGGTTTAACAAAATACTTTCTCTCTAATTCTTTAATACTTCTTTTAGATATAATATTATTAATAACTAATGGCATATAATTATTCAAATATTCATCCTTATATTTATAATTAATATCTTGAAATAAAACTCCACTAACATCTTGTAATGTGATATTTTCAGGAATAGAAACATGTGTATCTTCAATATCAAGTATTAAATCACAATCATTATACCAATTTTTAATAATATCAGTATATTTTTCTTCGATTTTAAGAACAGGTCTCATAGTATCATCTTCAAAATTTAATAGTATAATATCTCTCTTTTTAATATTTGTAAACATATTTTTCTCTTCATAGTTAGTTCTCAATTTACCAATTGCATTATCAATATTTGTAATTTTTCCAGTTAATACATCTTGTAATATACCAGTAACAATTTCAGCCAAATTGACTTCTTTAGGTTTTTCAGCAATGGGTTGCACATTCTCTCTGCCAAAATAATAATTGCCTGGAACTGGAGTGATAGGAAACAGTCCACTGACTACTAAATTTGCATTAATTTGTTCATGACTTATTTGATCAGGTAAAACAGAAGACGTATCATTGACTGGTGTCTTGTCTCTTATATGATTTCCATATGAATGAGCGGTTTTAATATTGTTTGATTTTGCTGGAGTATAATTAGTTTTGCATCTGACCATGTCGCGACGATGTTTTTCAATGTCTATTTTATCATTAATATATGAAGCATTAACTTGACGATGAATTCTTTTGCCATTAGGATTAGTGGTGATTAATCGTTTAACATTAGATTTTTTATTTGGTGAATATTGTTGTTTTGCAACACTTCTCATAATATCATTTCTTCGATGATTAATTATTTGTTTTTGTTTAAGTTGTTTTTGATAAGCAGCATAATATATTGCTTTTAGTATATTAATTTTAGTTTTATCAACATTAGAACCATTCATTTCAGGTCTAATATTATCTTCAATTTTAACAGTTATATTATCATGTGAAATTTCATCGTGTATACCCTCGGAATTATTAGCATAAGGGTTCATTTCCGCTAAATTATCATCAGAATTAGTAATTTCATTATTTGGAGTTTCAGATGAATTATTAATCTCTCCTAAATTATTTTCAGAAACGTGTATATCCATTTTAATATATACACTATATACACCTTTTTAGGCCATTTTAAACGCATTAATTAATTATATGAAAGTATAATATGAAACAAGATATAAATATAAGTTTTGACAATATATATCCAAATATGGAGGAACCCCATAATTCTGAAGACAAAATGAATAGAAAATATAGGTTTAATAATAGTTTGTCGTTTTATTCTCTTGCTAAATTTTTTTAAATTAATTTTTTCACGTGTCTCTCTTACTTTTTCTTTACAATATTTTACAAATATACAAAATAGAATAGATGACATAAAACAACTGAAACTTATTATTAATATTTTTTCAATATCCATTTTGATTTTATTTAATATAATAATTTATATTAAAAGTAATTCAATTTTATATGTTATAATATATATTTAAATAATAACTTAAAGACAACAATATATTATTATATGAAAAGGAAGAATAGTTTAAAAGATTATTTTGTATGGGTTCCTGATGACACCTTACAGCAAAAATTCATTTTTTATGGTGTCAGTAACGATATCGGGTTGGCGCAGAGGAAGCGCACAAGGCTCATAACCTTGGGGTCGGATGATCGAAACATTCACCCGATAAACGAGTAACTCAATGGGACCATAGTTTAGTGGTAGAATATGTGCTTTGGGTGCACATGACTCGGGTTCAATTCCCGATGGTCCCCCACTTTTGTTTTCTTACAGCAATTTTTGGAAACAAATATTTTTTTAAAAGAAAACAGCATTTGTGCTTCGATAGCTCAGTTGGTTTAGAGCATGTTACTGTTATGTACATAAATGTACACTGGTATAACAAGGTCCCAGGTTCAATCCCTGGTCGGAGCGTTTTAATATAATATAAAATTATAATACTTTTATATTATTCATATTTCCAAATAAATCCCTTTGCTGTTTATGTTGTCTCCATCTTTCGTATAAATCTTGTCTTGTTTCACCTATATAGGTTAGGTTTGTAATTTTATTTATTATCATATAAATATATCCCATTACTATAATTTTATTTTTATATTATTTTACAATAACAAATGTTTTGTATCTTCTCTCAATTTGTCATTTTACAAACTATCTTTGCTCAAGAAAAAACACTTAAAAATTACTATTAAAGAACAATTACACATTAAAAGTAAATGGCTTTGAACCTTATGTTTAATTATGAAACTATAAATGAAGAACAAAGTAAAAAAGTTAGTTTTACACCTTTGCACATTTAAAACGCCGACTTTTTAAATGTGTTATTTATAATTCTTTAATTTTCTTGTTCTGTTTGATGGTTTCCTTACAAATCCTATTGGTCGTTTATATGTTCCTCTAATAATATTTTTATATTTTTCTTTTGGTATTTCTCTTACTACTTTATCTATATTTATCTTTAATTCTTCATATTTTAATCCTTCTAATTTTTGTAATCTTGATTTCAACATACTAAAGAAATTTTCTATGGAATTTGTAAAATGTTGGTAAGGAACAGAATATAATAAATTATTATGTTTATTTACTAATTCCTTGATTTTTGCATTTCTATGAGAACTTGCATTATCTAAAATTATTAACTTATTTTTAAATTTAGTTGTTATGTGTTCTTGTAAAAAATCATATAATCTATTACTATCAATACCACCTTTATTATATAAATCCCAACCTAAAACACCTTCGGTTGATATTGAAAATATACCTGTATATTTTTTGAATACTTCTTGAGAATTTGTTTTTATTATACATCTTTTTCCTAATTTATTATAACAATGTTTTCTTTTTTGTAATGAACCTATAGAAGTTTCATCTATACAAATAATATCTTCTAATTTGTATTGTTTTATTTCTTCATAAAATTCATCTAACTTTTTATTGATATCAATATCTTTTCCAAATCTTTTTACTGGTTCATGTCTTATTCTTGTTATTTTCAAAGTTATATTATTATCGTTTATAATTCTATTTATATGAAATCTACTTAATGATACATTAAACTTTTCTTTTAGTTTTAACATTAATTCACTCATAGTTATAGTTTTATTTTTAGTTATTTCATCTAATAAAAACTTAACATGTTCTTTACGAACTTTATATGCTACAGGTTTTCTATTCTGTCTTTTTATTTCACCTTCTTTTTCATATTTTTCAACCCAACGCATCAAACTTCTTGCAGAACATTTGAATATTTCACATACTTCTAATTGTGATTTATCACCAACTAAATAATATTCTACTGCTGATTTTTTATAATCTTCACTTTTATGTTTTGATGTCATACTTATTATTATGACATAAAAATATTTAAAATTATGTTATATATTTATATAGAAAATGAATATTTCAATAGATGAATATAACACTATGAAACAAGAGATAGATGAATTGAAAAAGAAAAATGAAGAATTAGAAACCAGATTGAAAATATATACGAATAATCATCGCCATAAAAAATATTACGATAATAATACAGAAATAGTAAAACAAAGAGCAAAAAATTATATGGAAAAGGTAAAAGAAACAAATCCAGAAAAATTAAAAGAATGGCGTCATACCGCATATTTGAAACGAAAAGAAAAGTTGAAATCACAAGAAGAATGAACTAATTAAAATGTTGATATTCATTATTTTTACACATGTAAATATTTTGAATAATATTGTCTGTTTTTATTTTTTCAATATTATTTATTAATTCAGTTTTCCAATCATATTTTTCATTAAATACATCTTCTTGTAATAATCTAATTATAGAATAACCATTTTCATTAGCACATTTCTCTTTGTATTTATCATTTTCATATTGTTCTTCTGGAGTTTTCCAATTCATAACTTGTTCAAAATGTTGTCTTCCATCTAATTCAAGAATAATTTTGAGTTCTTCAATACAAAAATCAAATGGTAAATATTTATTTGTATCATTATTTTTACACCAATCTTTTTTAAATTGTGTTGTAATTTCATATAATTTTTGTAAATATTCATATAATATAAATTCTGTTTTGTTTACACAATAAGGACAACCACAACCTCTTAAATGTGAATCTGGTTGTTGTTCAAAATCACCATGAATTTTACAAGTAACAACTATTTTTGTTCGTGCATTTATATAATTTATTTTTGAATATTCATATTTATTGTTATGTATAATATTAGCATTTTTAATAAAATCATCTACATCAGTTTTTTGTTTTATTTTCATTGTTGCTATTCCACAACATTTACATCCACAACCAGATAAATGTGTTTGGGGCGTTTGTTCAAAATCACCATGTTTTTTGCAAATAATTGTAACATTTGTATGATTATTTATATAATTTATATTTGAATAATAATATTTATCGTTATGAATTAGTTTTGCCTTTTCAATAAATTCTTCAGTATTTGATAAATAATTTCCTACACATTTTTGACATCCCTGTTTATGTGTAATATGATTTGAAGGTGTTTGTTCAAAATCACCATGTTCTTTGCAAATAATTATAACTTTTTCATTCATTTTTATATAATTAATTTTACTATAACCATATTTATCATTGTGTATTTCTTTTGCTTTATTAATAAAATCATTATTTGAAAATATGAACATATTATACCCACACTTATAACACCCCCTTCCATCTAAATGACCATTTGGAGTTTGTAAAAAATCACCATGTTCTTTACAAATAATAATTACTTTTTCTATTACATTTTTATATTCAACTTTTGAATAATCATATCTATCATCATGAATTTCTTTTGATTTTTTAATAAATTCTTCAGTGTTAGATTTATAACAACCCACACATTTTATACAACCACTTTCTTTACTTAAATGACTATTTGGTGTTTGTAGAAAATCTCCATGTTCTTTACAAATAATAATTATTTTTTCTCCTGCATTTTTATATTTAACTTTTGAATAGTTATATGTATCGCCGTGAATTTGTATTGCGTCTTTGATAAATTGATCTGTTGTTTTTCTTTGTTTATCTGAATTTATTTCAGTTGAACAATTTCTACAACCCTTTCCATCTAAATGACAATTTGGAGTTTGTAAAAAATCACTATGTTCTTTACAAATAATAATTACTTTTTGATTCGCCTTTATATATTCTACTTTTGAATAGTCATATTTATTATTATGTATAATATTTGATTTTTTTATAAAATCATTCGTATTACTTTTTTTACCATTTATAGTTTTTTCTCTACCACAATCTTTACAACCATTACCTCTTTTATGTGTTTTTGGTAATTGTAAAAATTCTCCATGTTCTTTACATATAATTATAACTTCTTTCAAATTATTTTCATATTCAACTTTTGAATAATTGTATTTATCTCCGTGTTTTTCTTTTGCTTCAATTATAAATTGTTCTGTTGATTGTTTTTTCATAAGTCAATTATACAAATAATAATCTAAAAATAATTTTATATCAATTTTATTATTTTTAATTATTTAGTAATTTCAACATAATACTATTTAAAGAAATAATATTTATATAATATATAGAAATGAAAAAGTCAAAACCTAAAGTTAAGGAAAAGAAGAAGGATGAAGAAAATTTTGATTATATGAAAACTAACAAGGATAATATTAAGAATGTTTTGAAAGACCCAAATATTTTACCAATTATAAATGATTTAGTAAATAGAACAAATAAAATAGTTATTCATTCATACCAATTTATTAAACTTTATTATATTTTTCTTTATGAAAATGAATTGAAATTTCCAGTAATAGATAAAGAATTTATATGCGATGTTTTCAAAGTTTTAACTATTAGAAGATGTGGGTCTGGTGGATATACTGAAAATAATATGCCTGAACAACTACAAGAATTAACCGAGTTTTACAGAGAACATTATTCAAATACTATATCCAATAATGAAACTATTTATTATGATAAATTAAGTTATATTTTACCTTATGAAGCGATTGATATGATTACAAATATCAATAATAATATTCAAGAACACTTTATAGACCATTTGAATAAGTATGTGAATATTGTTTTCAACGTAAAAGAAAAGTCCGCAAAAATAACTACTGAAAACAAGGATAAAATTATAAGAAAACAATTACATAAACAACTATATGATGAAATTGGTAAAGTCAAAAAAGATTTAATGCATTTTGGTGATTTAACAAGTGATGAAAAATATCATAAATGGATTATTGAAGAAAGAATAAAATTATATCCAAATAAAACAAGATTTGATAATGACAATATTTATTACGATTTGAAAAGCAATACACAAGAGTTTTTACATTCTATGTTTCATATTTCAATAGAATTAGAAAAGTTAAATGAATTAAGAATACAAAATGAAGAGAAACAAATTAGATTATTTAATGTATTACCTTTAAGAACAAATATTATTAGTAAAAATATATGTATTGATACTTGTGGATTAATTTCTAACTTTTTAGGAGATGAACCAACAACAAAACATTTGAGAGATTACAAAAAAGATAATAACCAAGTTAATTTATGGAATAAATTTTTCAAACTAAATAAAAGAGTTTTCAATAAAGGACAAAAATATACATTTTCACATATGATTAGAACAGATGGTGTTTCTTGTTGTGTATTATTTGTAAGAGTAGATGCTAATGGAAAACCATTACCAAAAACATGTAAAAATAAAAAATGTTGTGAAGAAGAAAATATAGATTATATTGAAAAGGTAAAATTAACAGAAGAACTAAAAAAAATGAAGGTTGTTTGTGCAGACCCTAATTATAGCGATTTAATATATTGTGGTTCTAAAGATGAAAATGGAAATTTACAAACTTTTCGTTATACTCAAAATCAAAGAAGATTAGAAACAAGAATGAAAAAATATAATAAAATTATTGATAAAATAAATAAGGAAACAAAAATAGAAAATAAAACTATTAAGGAAATTGAAACTGAATTATCGGTATTAAATAGTAAAACATGTGATTATGAGAAATTTATGTATTATTGTATTGAAAAGAACAAAATAAATTATAAATTGTATTCACATTACGAACAAACATTTTTTAGAAAATTCAAATTAAATAGATTTACAAATACTCAAAAAAGTGAATTGAAAATGGTTAAGAATTTTTCCAATAAATACGGAAAACCTGATAAAACTATATTTGTAATGGGTGATTATGATAAAGGTGATTATCATATGAAAGGTAAAGAACCAGTTATTTGTAAGAAATTTAGGAGGATTTTTAGAAATGCTGGTTATAATACATTTTTGGTAAATGAATTTAGAACATCAAAATTATGTAATTGCTGTAATGGTGAATTAGAATATTTTTTAGAAAGACCAAGTCAAAAACCAAAATTAAAGAAAGAAAATAAAACAGAAATCTGTCATGGACTATTACGATGTCAATCGGTTAAGCATAAAAGCGAAATATTCCATAACAGAGATAAGAATGCTGTGCAAAATATGTTAAATATAGTAAAATCTGTATTTGATACAGGAAAAAGACCAAACATATTTTGTAGAGAAATAAATTCTTAAACTTCATAGTCATTTCAAGATGACTACTAATCAAATTTTTGCATCTTTGTTTATTTTTTTCGTCGTTAATTCGGCGTTTTAAATGTGCAAAGGTGTAAAATTTATACTATTTAAACTAAGAAATTATTTACTTTTATTTTAAATTCTTCTGATTCTACATAAGCTATCCAATCTTTTGGTATTGTTCTTATTGGTGATTTTTCTTTGATATCACAATTTATATAATCTCTTATTACCAATATCTTACCAACTATGCTATCAAATATACCTTTAAATTTTATTCCATCTTTTCTATAAAAAGTATAAAATTTATTTGATTCTAAATTTTCTAATTTTAGCTTTCTATAAGTATAATTTTTATTATTCATTTTTCGTTTAATTTATTATGTAGAATTTTTTATTACTTTTCATTTTTAATTTATATTTGCCAGTTATTGTATTACAATAACATGTTAAAGATATCGCTTTATATATAATTACTATTATGGAAGCTATTAAGACTAAATCGTGTAATGAAGTAAAAGACATTACAAATTTACAACCATTATGGGCTTCTGAAAATCTAAGCAAAGGTTGTAAATATATTGACGGAAATATTTAATCAATCTTATTAGAATTTAGTTTTTTATAAATTTCAGGATTTATAAATAATATTAATTGATGCATTATATGACATAAATTACAACCACATATTTCTTCTTCATATTCTTCGTCATATTCTTCGTCATCTGATACTTCTTCTAATCCATTTTCTTCATCTAATTTCTCCTTATCATTTTCAAATGTATCTTCAACAATAGGTGGATAAATTAACTCGAAAAACTCTTTGCTTATCTCAAACAATTTTATAATCATTAATAATAGTGAATATAAAATACTTTTAACCTTTATTTTTGAAATGTCTTAATACATTCCCAGATTTTTGCTGACTCATCAAATGAAAACACTCCTCTCTTTTGAGCTAATCCTAAAAAATTAACCATAACATTCAAAGCTATATTCTCATCTCTGATTGGAGTATCAACTAATTTAACTTCGGTCTTTTGCGGAGGAACAGGCTGCATATTCTCACTCATAACAATATTTTGGTCCATTATAATTACTTTTTGTTTTTAGTTTTTAAGCTTTTATATCTGCAATTTATTTATTTATTATAAATATATTTAAAGGATTCTTTCCATATAATATAACAATGAACACACACGATAATATGCTGTCAACTGACCCTATATTGAATTCAAATATTGTTAACAAAGGTTTTGCAATTTTAGATGCTACATTTAAAGAAAAAGGTTGGCATCTCACTAAAAATGAACTTAATTGGATTTGCTACAGCAAATTTAGCGATGAAACTAGTTGTTTTGATATTAAAATTTTACCTGATAAAATTGTAGTTAGTGTACCTATTAAAAATTCTTCCTATCAATATGTTACATCATTTAAGGGCTATTTTCAAGCTAGTGAATATTTAGAACAAAGATTATTTGATTATATTGAAGAAAAAATTGATTTACAAAAATAACTTAAAAATAAATGCATTATAAGTTATATAATCTAAAATGGCCAACCTAATTGATATCACTACTAACATTTTGTCTCAAAATACCATTTGCTTTGAGACGAGAAATATTAATGTTGAACAAATTCCTGTTCCCATCCAAGATGCAAAATTTGGTATACTTAATTTCGTAGCTGTTACTGCTCAAGAAACTAAGGATGAAATTGACTTCGTATTTAGTGTCGACTGTTCTGGTTCAATGTCCGACCAATGTGCTGACGGAAGGAGTAAAATCCAGCATATTATTCATACATTAAAAAATATGATTATATTCTTCCACGAGCATACAAATGCGAACATTAATATTACAATTAATTCATTTGATACGCAAATTTATCCAATCGTTTTTAGAACCAAAATTACTGACGAAAATTTAGGTTTAATTATTGATAAGATTGAAAAAATTACTCCTCGTGGAAGCACCAACATTGAATTTGCTCTTAGAAAATCTGCTGAAGAAATAAACTACTTAAAAGAATTATTTCCTGATAATATTATTTATCATATATTTATGACTGATGGTGAAGCTACTGACGGCTCTAAGGATATTAATGTTTTACAAAGTATTGTACATCCTGATATTACAAATGCATTTATTGGATTTGGCGCTGAACATGATGCTGCCTTACTTCATGCCATTAGCTCTGTTGGCAAAAGTGCATACTACTTCATCGATAAATTGGAAAGCGCTGGACTTGTTTATGGTGAAATTTTACATGGAATTATTTACAAATTATTAGAAGACTCAGAAATTATTATTGAAAATGGTCTTGTCTATAATTACAAAACAAATACATGGGTTGAATCTTTAAAAATTGGAGACATCGTCAGTGAAGCTAATAAAATTTATAATATTATATCAGACAATCCCGATGAATGTAAAGTTAATATTAAAGGTACTTTATCAGATTTGATTATTCTATTCCCATCAACACTTATTGACCCCCTTGATTTGACAAGACAAATTTATAGACAACGCACATTACAATTACTTTATGAAGTCAATGATTTCTGCAATAGAAAACGCGCTTATGAAAGTTCACATGATACTGGTATATTCAATATATTTATTGGTAATATAGATGATATTGCTTTTCAAACATTAGAAGATGAAAAGAAAAATATTAAATTTAAGCTTTACAATTTAATAGAAGAAATGAAAAAATATATGACCGATAACAATTTGGAAGAAAATAAAGTTCTTAAAAATTTATGTGACGATATTTATATTTGCTTCAGAACATTTGATTCCAAATTTGGAATGATGTATTGCACTGCACGACAGACTTCTCAGGGAACACAAAGACAATATACTGCTTCCTCTATTGAAGTTACAGAAGACATTTATGATACTAATAGAACAATCAGACAACGAAACCACACCAGAGCACTAGATATAGATATTCCACAATTATATAGACAAACTAATGCTGTTCAATTTTACGATTTACCTGATGAATTTGAATTACCTATTGTACAACATACTATGTCTGATTTTGCCGATACACCATACTTAACTCCTCAAGCTACTCAACTCATGAGAGAAATTAGCAGACCATTCGAACCTAATCATTATGATGAAGAAGATGAAAATTCTATTCTTACACAAGAAATCAATTAAAAAATAATTAAAAATTTTATATTAAATTTAAATATTAAATTTTTTTATGCTTGAAAACTATTTTGTTTATTAAGTTCTGTTTGTAATTCACTTAATAATGGAAATTCATTTGAATTTATATTCTCACTTAAAAAAGATGGTTGTGATTCTAATGGATTATCATTTATACCCCATAAGTATTGCCAAACACTACTTATAAATGGCGGCTTATCTTTTACTCTTAATCGATAAGCACACGAATAATCAGGAGTTGAAGCTAAAGCACCACATGGATTGCATGGATTATTCAAAAATGTAAAACCTGGAATTATTTTTTCTAAATCATTATAATCAACAGGTGATATCTTCTCATTCTGTTCTCCAAATATTCCACCTTTTCCTGCATATCTTAATCTCTCTAATGTTGGGTTTTCGTCATCTTTCATACTACATTTAATTACGTCGTCAACACGATTACCAATTAATCCAGATTTGTAAGGAAAATCACCAAAACCACTTGGCAGTTCTTCCAATTTATTACCAGATGGGTCCTTTACTAAAACACCATTTAATAGAAATTTACCTTCTTTAGTTTGATAGGATAGAATTCTTAATATAGCAGCCTCATTATAAATCTTTCTTGCATAATTTGTAGCTTGTTCTGCAACTGTTCTTATATAAGGATTTCTATTTACTGCTTCTTCATAAAGTTCAATTACTTTTTGTGACCATGGCCATTTTCCATTTTTGTTAAAATATTCTAATTCTTCTGATGTTGATTGTTTTTCAATTTGTTCCATATCAAAAATAGTATTTTTATTAATAGTTGTTTGTATTTGTAAAAAATCATCTTGTAAATTCTTCAGTGAATCATCATTATTTAAATTTGTTTGCAAATCATCATTTGAAAAATTACCACTTATTTGAAGTTGAAAACCATCTTTTACTTTTGATAAATAAGCAAATCTATATAAGATTACAATAATCAAACCTGCAATTAAACCATTAATTCTATTATTCATATAAATTAATAAAACTGATATTATCAAAATTAAATTGCCTAAAATTGAATCGAATAATGAGACAAATATTTCAGGAATAAAATATAATATTAACCAAATCCCAATTAATATAGTTAATAAACCAATTATTTTTGTTTTATTTTCATCATTAAATAACTTTTTAATCTTCATATATTATTAAATTATTTTTTATAATTTAATTATATATATGCGTAAGAGTAGAAAAAATCATAGAAAAAAAACTAAGAGTAAAAAATGTATTTATACTGATGAAGCAAAAAGAATTTTTAAAGAAATACATCATTTAAGAAACAAAAATAAAACAAGAAGGAATTAAACTACTTAAATACCTGTTGAACCAAAACCACCATCTCCTCTAGCTGTTTTTTCACCCAATTCTTCTATCGAATTAACCATTTTAATAATGATTGGAATTAAGTTAGCAGCACAAATTTGTATGTGTCTGTCAAATTTATTTACATTTGTTTCATTTACATAAATAACATCAAACATTCCCATTAAATGACCTCTATATCCAGCATCAATAATACCTACATTATTTGCGAGACGAATATTTGATTTTGAAATACTCGACCTTGGGTACATATAGAAACCAGTATTATAACAACTATCATTAAATCCTACTATTTGTGCACTACAAATAATTTTATAATCTAATTTATTAACACTCATTGATGTTAATCTTTTTGTTTCAGGAGATAATAAATCAAATCCTGCGTCAATATGGTTAATATTTTTATATAACTTTAAATGATGCTGATATATGATTTCTTCATATTTTTCTTTTAATTCATTATCACTTGAATCCACAAAGATTTTTAAAGACATAAATTTATTATATTTATGTAGTAAATCCTTTTCTAAATCATGTAAATAAAACTCTGGTTCGTTTTCAGAATCGCTTTCTGACATTCTATTATTATTATTAATTATATTTTAATTTTTAAATAGTTTTCAATTTTAAAACTTAATATATTATAAATGAATTTACCACGTTTAGAATTAACCGAAGACCCTAATAAAAATAATGATTTTATTATTTTTCGTTATTCTTCAAAAGGTAAGAAAACAAAACAAAGTAAATCAGTAACAAAAAAACATGAAACAAAGAAGAGAAGAACTAGAAAATCAAGAAAAGGTCTTTTCAATATATTTTGAAAATATATAAAACTATTATGTTCTATACATTTATAATGATAGGGTTTGGATTATTTTTTTCCACTTTGTTTCTCTCTAAGTGTAGTAGAACATTTTATTATACAAATGGAGCCCTATTAGATGAAATTATTGGAAATTACATAGAATTCATTGGTTATATTAACTTAGAAGGCATGCAAAAACAAAGAAGTGAAGAAATACAAAATCAAGAAAAGTATTATCTTCTATATATTTATAATGTTTTCATTTGGTGTAATATTCACTCTTTTGTTTCTCTCTAGTTATATTGATGGTTTTCAGTATTCAGATGAAGCTTTGTTAGACCAGGTTGTGGAAATGCCAGGACTTCATTGGACACCTAATTTTAATCATTTTAGCGGTTATTTAAACTTAAAAGATACCCATAAATTTATCCATTATTGGTTGGTTGAAGCAGAGGCTTCGCCAGAAACTGCACCACTAGTATTCTGGACAAATGGTGGGCCGGGGTGCTCGGGTTTAATCGGATTTATGACCGAACAGGGACCTTTTAGACCTGATGCTGACGGTAATATCCAGCCAAATACTTATGCTTGGAATAAAAACGCTAATATGGTGTTTTTGGAACAACCCGTCGGAGTTGGCTTCTCTTATTCTCTAAATTCTGACGATTACAGGATTGGCGATGACCAGGCTGCTCAAGATAATTTACAAACCATTTTAACATTTTTTCACAAATTTCCACATTTTAATCACACTGCATTATACATCACATCTGAATCTTATGGAGGACATTATATACCCACTTGGGCTGACGCTATTATTAACTTTAATGATGCTCAGACTTATTCTCAAGACCGCATTAACTTCAAAGGATTTGCCGTCGGAAACCCATATACCGATTATTACTCTGGAGTTGGAGCTCAAATGGAAACCTATTGGGGTAAACAATTACTACCTAAACCTATTTGGGATAATTATGTCGACAATGGTTGTACCGACCCTGTTCAACAGCTTAATAATTCCGTTTGTTCTTTCCTATTACTCGATTTTAATAAGAAAATCGGCAATCTTAACCCATATGCTCTTGATTATCCTGTTTGCTTAACCACACAACAACGCACTATGCATCAGTTCTTATTTGAAGACTTCGGTTATCTATCTTATGAACCTTGTGAAGATAATTATGCCGCCGATTATCTTAATAAAAATGATGTTAAAACTTCTATTCATGTCAAAGATGATATTGAGTGGGAAGAATGCTCTAGAACTACTAAATATAAACTTGCCGATAAAATGCTTCCTATGCAGCATTATTATAACACCATACTCACTTCTAAAACTCATACTGATTTAAGAGTTCTTGTTTATTCAGGTGATGATGATGGAGTTTGTGGAACTATTGGCACTCAACGTTGGATTTATGACCTCGGATTTTCTGTTTCATCATTATGGAATACTTGGTATGTCGATGGACAAACTGCCGGTTATATCACCAAATTTAATACTCCTCCCAAAGGGAGTAAAGATACCCGCTTTTCTTTTATTACCGTTCATTTTGCAGGACATGAGGTACCAACTTATAAACCTAAGGAGGCCCTTGAATTATTTCAAAAGTATATTAATAATAATATTTAATATAACAAACTAGTTTAAATATTTTATTATAACTATGTATTATGAAACCTATAGTTATAATTAATACCTTCAAATCTATATTTTTACCTCAAAATAAAAAACCTATCATTATTTGTGATATTGACAAAACATTTATTAGACCTGCTCGTGATTATATTGATATTTATAATCAAATGAAACCTCATTATTCTGACCCAAAAGAACTTGACCAAGTTGTTAATGATATGTTACATATGTCTCTTAGTGTTGGATTAGTTAAACAAACCGATAAAGAAGGCTTTACTATAATGTTACAGAAAATTAATCAACTTGGCGGCAAATTCATCTTTTTAACTGCACGTGGATATATTGCGCATGAAAAAACTATCAATGATTTGAAAAAAGCTGGACTTGAAAATCCAGAAGAAATTGAAATTCATTATACCGATAATGAAATTACTAAAGGTCACTATATTCAAAAACATAATTTATTACAAGGTTACAATCATCATATTTTTATTGATGATTATCCACATTTTTTAGAATCTGCTTTACAAATTTATCCTGAAATGAATGGTTATTTGTTTAAATATATCTAAAGCATATACCCCTTTGGATTAGTTCTTTTCATGTTCTATCAAATCTAATGCAAGTAAACGATGATAAAAGAAACGATATTTCATGTTTAATTTTGTTTTTTCAAATTTCATATCTTCTAATAATTGTTTTGCCTTTGATAAAACGTTTTCATCTCCACCTAATTCCTTTGACTTTTTTATGATATTATTTATTTTTTCAATTTCTAAATCTACTTCTTTCATTTGTTTATCATAATTCTCAAATCTTTCATTCATTTCTGTTACTATTTGCGTATAAGTTTTTTCTGGCATATCTTCAAATTCCATTACTTCATCTATTTTTGCTTTTTCATATTCTTTCGTCTTCTTTTCATAATCTACTCCATAAAATCGCACTGAATTTGTATTGAAATCTAATAGAAAGACTAAACCTGAATTTTCACCATTATTTAAAAAATAACCTGATTCCAAAATATTTATAAAACTATGATGACAATGATGTGTCAAATAATACCAATCGACTGTATTTTTATATGATACTTCTAAATCTGTAAATACTTTGCATTTTTCAATAGCTTCCGGTTTTGGTTTATTCTTTGCATCCAATAAATTTATAAACGCCTCTCGTAATGATTCGATAGAACCATAATGCTTCATTAATACATAAATCTCTCTAACAAGAATTTGCCAGAGCAAATCACCATCAAATTGAACATGCATTAAACGAATCTTACGACCAATCTTATATCCAAATGAACCTTGTGTTACCATTTTGCTTATAATATAAAATACTGATAATTTTATATTATTATTTCAAATTTATTTATTAATTTTAGTTGCATTTGATATATTTTTTATTATTTTTTCTTTCTTTTCATCATCTGTCTGCATCACTTCAATAACCATCTTATCATATTTATCCGATACTTTTGAAGATGAATTACCATAGTCAGGATATTTCTCTCGAAATGCTGGCAATAATCTTATATTTTTATCAGCTATTTTTGTAACTGCTTTCTTCAATTTACTTTTCTTTTCATCTTCTTTTTCCCATTGTCCTGCATCTTTAATATACATGGTTTCCCTTTTCTTGTCTGTGCAATGAACAGGTCTTATAGATTCATCTAAGTTATTTAAGTTTTTCACTATTATTTTCGAAATACCCTCTACATATCCTAGCTCACCTACTTCCATCAAATCACTCAGTTGTAATTTTATCGAATCTACAAAATCAGTAATATTCATCGCATTTTTACATGTTTCATTTAAAAAGAAGTTTAGATTGAATTCTTTGTTATGAGAATTGGTCGTATTATGACTATTATTTGTATTATTATTATTAATACCATTATCAGTTAATTTAATCATCATATCTTGTTGTCCTTTAATAAGTTCAGCATTTTGTTTAAGAAGAGTGATAATGAGCTCATCTTTATCAAGTTCAGTAAGTTTTTTAGTAATCTCTATATTATTAGATAGACATTTTTTATTATGTCTCCATAAGTTTTGTCTATGATGGTATTCTTTGTCGCAAAATTCACACTTAAAAACTTCTTGTTGTAACTTATTGCCACTTTTTGCCACTAATTTGTCTCCTAATTTGTCTCCTATGTAATCATTTTTATGTCTTGCTGTCAATAAATGTTTCTCCCAATTATATTTTTTACAGCATTCATAGTTACATTTATCACAATGATATTTTATAATGCCATTTTTTGCCACTAGATTGTCTCCTAGTTTGTCTCCTAAAATAATCATAAAGTATCTTGAGAAAATGTTTTTAAGTTTTTTTTTCAAAAAATATCATAACAAAATAAAAATATTTGGTTTAATTTATGACGATAATTTTCAATATCGTAATAAAAAAATTCGGTCAGTAAGGACGTTTTCGACAAGTGATTTTTGGACATTTTTTTTGTCCATTTTTGGAAAATCAAAATACTTTTCACTTTTCAAAAACATTTAATTTTATATAATAAATTCAAAATCATACTTAAAGACTTATCGAAGCAAAATCGACAACTTTTTAGATATTAAACTTTATAGCCGCACGAAAACCCAACTCGAATTGTAAATGGTTTAGCATTATATAAATTAATAAAATATGAATAATAATAAACCAAAACCCTGGCGCTTCTACATTTATTAAATAATTAATAAAATTAATTATATAATTCAAATCACCTGTTATTATTAAATTTAATACTAGTCCTAACATGCACATTTGTAAAGCATTAAATCAACTTCTGCCATCTTGTTTTACACCATCGGTCATTTAAAATGACCTTGGTAACTGTTACTTTGTGACTGATAAAAGTCCAAAGGTGTAAATACTTTTTATTTATTTATTTCAATTTATTTCAATTTTTTTATGCTATAAATGGTATTGTTTGTGGTGGTTGAGCTAATCCATTTGGTCTTCTCCAATTTCTTTGAGTATAAAACTCAGTAGCAGGTGTATCTCCATTTTCAACTGGTTTGGTTGATTCACCTGTATACCATTCTGGAGGTGTTAAATAAATATTTGATGTTCCACAACCACTTGCAAATGATGTTATACTTGTTCCTGCAGCTGCTTGACTTGAACCGGTTTGAACTGCAAATGGGAAAGGTTTTTGAGGACCAATTGGATTATTGCAACCTCGAGTTAAATACAAATTGTATTGAGCATAAGAAACCGGTTGATAAAGAGTCTTTGTATATGGAGCATTACGAGCCATATCATTAAACTTAAACTGTGCAGTAGACCTTCCAGGAGTACATAATGTTGGACCACAACCAACAATGTGACCTTCATAAGTTCCAACATTATTGACATTAAGACTACAAGTATTTGCAGCAGCTTTATTTTGAATATATAACCATTGACTTGCTGAATCTGTTTGATTTCCAGTATAATTTGGCTGAACCCAATAGTTTGGATATTGTCCATACCGAGCCCATTTATATTTTTTCTCCAACATTCCATAATTCGACAATGTAGATGGTTTGATATATAAATATTGCGTTCCCATTGTGTCGACGATACGTGAATTTAGAACTGGTTCAACAGCTGCTTGTTTACTATGAGCATTAGGTACTGCACCAGTTGATTGCATATTATTAGCTGTACTTCCAACTAATGTTGCTGAAGGATATTTCCCAAATGTTCCTCCAAATCCGATTGGTTGTGTTCCTCTATAAGGTGTACCTGATTTTGACATTTTCATATCTCTACCAACTCCACCAACATTTCGATGACCACCATTGATAGAAAAACCGGCTGCACCATAAGTATGAATAGCTTCTCTCAAAGCTTTAGTTGAATGACCAAATGGACCTTGTGGTAACCAAATACCACCTGGCGCTGTTCCTGAACGTTTTGAACCATAATTAATCACTGATTTTCTTTTAAAAGCAGTTAATGACATTATAAAATAACATGAGATTTTTTTCGGAAAAATTAATCTAGATTAGAATAATACTTCTATCTTTTGCATCTTCAACTAAACATCTAGAGAGAAGCCAATAAAATTTTGAATTATTTACTGGATGATTATTTAAGAAAGTTAATATATTTTCTGAGTGTTTATGATTTAAGTATTCAGTATAAAATTCTCTATCACCTAATAACATATATATTATTAATAATGCTAAGCTAAAATATGCTGTTTTAAAATGAACATATGATGGTAGTTCTTTAATTTTTAATAGTTCTGGTGAGACAAAAAAATCACTTGTTGAATAAGGGCAGCTAATCATAGCCATATTTGAATCTTCGTCGATTTTTGCTACTAATTCGCTGCCTAAGTATGCGAACTTTTCATCGTTTATTACAATTATTTCTTCTGGAGCATAACCTAATATCGTGCAGGATTCTTTTGATATTAAATAATTTAACTGCAACACCAACGACCTTAACATTTTTACAACATCTGATACTAAAATACCTAATCTTCCGTTTTTTACCTTATTTTCATACTGATATTCCTTCAATGTTATCACTTTATTCGCCTTTAAATAAATAAATTTATATGACTCGTCTGTTGAACCACCATTTATTATACGCGTTTTTAATAATGAATTTATCAATTCATATTGTATTGTTTTGAACTCTATCTTGTAACTATCATTTTCTTTTAAGATTTTCACATTATCATTTATTTCTATCTCATCCATACTTCTTTTACTAAGTTCGTTTTAGATTATTTATTTTATTATTTATTTACTTTATGAATAATAAAACTACTACACTCAAGAAATTCTCTAGAAAAACTACTGCTCAAAATGATATTAATCGCCTACAAAATATACATCAGAAAATCAAAAATAAACTTCATATCGATACCACTTATCAACCTTTTCCTGACTTAAACAATTTTCAACCACCTGATTCTAATCTCTATGAATTTAAGAACCATACTTCTATTAATATTAATTTTGATATTTCTTCTAGAGAGAATATTTATGATAATATACCCAAAATTATATTAAAAGAAGTACCTATACCATCTTATTCTGAAACTGACAATTTTGATTTGAATTTTTCTGTTTCTAAACCAATTCATATGGATATGTTTATTGGCGATGTTGTTAATGATGGTGATGTTAATCGTATTAAAAAGAAACATATCTATAAAATTATTCATGTTTATCAAACCAAATATGCATATAATCTTCATCCTACTGGATTTGGCGACTTCATTAGAAGCTGCTTTTTTATTATTCAGTTTTGCACTAAATATAACTTCCAATATGAAATTGTTATTAATCATCCTATTGCACAATTCTTTAAAAGATTTTCATTACATGACCCTATTTCTAGCACTATACTTAACAATAAAGTAATTATGTTCTCCGATTCTAATTGGTCTAAATCTATTTTTGATAACAAAAATTATATTGAACAATTTTTATTGATTAAATCAAAATTTAATCTATTTATTGATTACTTATGTAGCTTACCTGTTATCAATGGACATGTATTCTCTTATAATATTTTGTATCCTTATGATGAAATTTCCATCGATGAGTGTGAAAAAATACGTTATTTATTTGAACCTTCGAGAGAAATTTCTCAAAATGTTGATGAACGCTTATCTTCTATTGGATTTATTAAAAATCAATATATTGTTTTACATATTCGTTCTGGTGATTCTTATTTAAAAAATGAAAATAAAATTTTTGACTCACTCTATTTTGAAATTATTAAAAATGAAATTATTGAAATCATGTTTAATGAAAAATTACGTTTGGTTGAAAATAAAAATATTAATATTCTTTTAATTGCAGATAATAATGAAATTAAACTATTATTGAATCATGAATTTCCCAGCATCCAGTTTTTAGTTTATAATATTACACATATTGGAGAAGGCGTTGAATTGGAGACTGAAAAAGTTAGAAATACTATGACTGATTTTTTTTTAATGTCTAATTCATCTTCTATTTATTCTTTAACTTCTTATCCACATGGCAGTGGATTCAGCTATTGGTGTGCTAAAATGTATTCAATCCCTTATAAGTGTAAATATATACCTTGAATGATTAAATAGAAGATTTATCTTCTAGAACTTTTACTCTTTGTTTTAGATATTTTACTTCTTTTATCAATAAAGCTATTAAACCTATATAATTTACCGATTGAAAATCTTCTCCATCTTTCACTCCATTTACTAAAAATGGATATATTTCTTGTACTTCATGGGCTATTAAACCCATATCTTGTTTTTCTGTTAGCTTATTTTTATATGTTACTGGAAGCAGTGAATCTACTATAAATTTATCGTCTAATTGTATTACATATTCTTTTATACGATAATCTGATGTTGCATTAAATGATGTTGCTGTTACTGTTCCAGAAAATAAACCATTTCCACTTACATCTAAAGCTTGATTAGCGGATGTTTTTCCTACACCAACTCTTGTTCCACTTGTAGTCGCCAAATAAGTATTATTTGATGAATTTAAATAAGAAAAAGAACCTGTACCTCCTGTTATACCTTGTTGAGCTATAATTTGGTTTTGAAATGTATTACTTCCAGTCCATATATTATTTGCTATTAAAAGGTTTCCAGATGATTCATATACAGAATCAGCATAAGCTCTGGTTATAAGTTGATTTGTTAATGGTGTAGGAGTAGTAGCACTACAAAAAGGAAAATTAGTAAAAGACCCAGTTCCAGAAACATATAAATTAGTAAAAGAACCGGTTCCAGAAATTAAATTAGTGAAAGAACCGGTTGGACCTGTTATTCCACCATTAGCAGTTATTAATCCACCAGCATTTATTGTACCTGTAGTTGTTATAAAATTTGCTGATAAATTTGTTGTTGATGTTCCAATAGTAGCTAAATGATTTACGCTTAAATCATAAACATCTAGTCTGTTTGCTGAAATATCACCTACTGATAGGTAAGTAAAAGAACCTGTAGCTCCTGTGATTCCTGATAAAGCGTTAATTGTACCACTTATTATTGCATTTCCGCTTACATCTAAGGTTGCTGTCGGAGCGGTTGATTTATTTATTCCTACTCTTTGATTAGATATATCTAAATACATTGTCGCTTCTGCACTAAAATATTTTGAAAATATTAAAGGTTTTGAACTACCTGCTAAACCAGTTGAACCAGATTCTATATAATTTCCACCAGATATATTAAGTAACCTTAAAACACCGTTACTATTAACCAAATCTATATTTTGACCACTTACATTTACATTTCCACTTACATCTAAAGCTTGAGAAGGTGATATATTTCCTATACCAACTCTTGTTCCACTTGTAGTTGCCAAATAAGTATTATTTGATGAATTTAAATAAGAAAAAGAACCTGTTGGACCTGTTATTCCACCTTGAGCAGTTATTAATCCACCAGCATTTATTGTACCTGTAGTTGTTATAAAATTTGCTGCTAAATTTGTTGTTGATGTTCCAATAGTAGCTAAATGATTTACGCTTAAATCATAAACATCTAGTCTGTTTGCTGAAATATCACCTACTGATAGGTAAGTAAAAGACCCAGTAGCTCCTGTGATTCCTGATAAAGCATTAATTGTACCACTTATTATTACATTTCCACTTACATCTAAAGCTTGAGAAGGTGATATATTTCCTATACCAACTCTTGTTCCATTTGTAGTAGCTAAATAAGTATTATTTGATGAATTTAAATAAGAAAAAGAACCTGTTGGACCTGTTATTCCACCTTGAGCAGTTATTAATCCACCAGCATTTATTGTACCTGTAGTTGTTATAAAATTTGCTGATAAATTTGTTGTTGATGTTCCAATAGTAGCTAAATGATTTACGCTTAAATCATAAACATCTAGTCTGTTTGCTGAAATATCACCTACTGATAGGTAAGTAAAAGACCCAGTAGCTCCTGTGATTCCTGATAAAGCATTAATTGTACCACTTATTATTGCATTTCCGCTTACATCTAAGGTTGCTGTCGGATTTTCAATTCCTCCTATACCTAAATTTCCACAAGTTAATGTCGCCCTAATTGGAGTCGGGACGGCAACATTACACTCGTAAAAATCAAATCCACCTACATCTCCTGCTTCTTGACCATTATTTAAAAAGGTTGTCCTACCTCCACCTACATATGGATAATCCCAATAAACTTTTACACCTTTATTAGGATTAAATCCACCAAAGTTAAAGTTACTACTACTATCTCCTACAGAAAATTCACCAGCAATCGCAGACGCTACACGAAAATTTCCACTTACATCTAATTCATAATTAGCGGATGTTTTTCCTACACCAACTCTACCACTTGTAGTTGCCAAATAAGTATTATTTGATGAATTTAAATAAGAAAAAGAACCTGTTCCACCTGTTATACCTTGTTGAGCTTGAATTATACTTTGTGCTTGTATTGGGACGCTCGTTCCTGTTGGACCTATAATAATTTTATTTGTAGTAAATGTTCCCAAAGCTAATGTTCCATTCGCACCACTTACACCAATTGTACTATCTAAAAAATTTACAAAATTTAGACTGGTATCTACATCTATTGTTGTTAAACCACCATAATTATTTGCTTCTAAACCTCTACCTAATTCATAATCAAAATTAGAAAATTCTATAAAGTTTAGAGATGAATCACCTACTATTGCTGGATTATTTGTTTGAACCCAAGCTGTTTTTGCATTTATTATTCCTTCTTTTACAAAAACATATGATGATACTGCGCTTTGTCCATTTTGCATTCCTGTTCTTCTTGTTAAAATGCTACTTCCAGGTGACCATGTATAAACACCATTATGTGATGGGTCTGTCTGTCCATTCAATAAAACACCACTTCCATCCTGAATAGTAATACCATCTATAACAAGAGGATTGGGTGTAACCGCAGTAATACTACCTGGTGCTACACTGCTGTAAGTTCCTGTTACATCGGTTTCCGAAATAGCTGTTACTGGTTTCTTAATAGATATTCCTGACACAAATTGGTCAACATATTGTTTTGGTACAAGTGTTTCTTCTATATAAGAACCAGGATTATATGTTGTATAGTTTGCTAATCCTGGAATAACTATAGTTGGATAAGCACCTGAACCATTATCACCACCCATCATTATTTGGTTTGAAGCATCAACTGTTGCATTGTATCCAATTGCTGTAGAATAATTAAAATTAGGTTGTGTTGCTGATGTATTTGCGCCTAAAAAAGTGTTATATGAACCTCCTGTCAAACCTAATGCTGAGTATGCTCCGACAGCAGTATTAAGGTCTCCTTGGTTGGTATATAAAGCTTGGGCACCTATAGCTGTATTTTGGTCTCCTACTGGACCTATAGGTAATACTCCTTCTAAAGCACTTGAACCAATGGCCGTATTTAGAGAACCACTTGTATTATTACAAAGTGAACCAGCTCCTAATGATGTGTTATTTGAACCACTTGTGTTAAAGAAAGCAGTATTTGAACCAACGGCTGTATTATTGCTTGCGTCTAAATTATTATAACCAGCATAAGCTCCGATAGCCGTATTATTAATACCCGTTGTATTTTGTTGTAATGCACCTGAACCATATTTTGTGTTATTCACCATTATATAATTTGTTTACATTATTTTTTCAATAAAAAAATAATGTCTACTTAATTAATTACATGTTTTACTACTACAAATTAAAAGTAATACTACAAGTCAAACTTTTTATACGTTTTTCTCATCTAGTCCTTCTTCCTTATTATCCTCAATCTTTAAGGGCTTCTTGGTTGGGGCTACAAAATTACGCTTCTTGATGAATGGAATCGTAATATCACCATAGTCAATCTTTGACCCTTCATTAATTTTATCAGATTGATTCTGAAGAGGTCTTTCTTTGGGAGGTGAGCAGGACGGGGTTCTTGGTTCAGCCATTTTTGTCACCGGTTTGTATTCTTGTCTTTGCTGGGGTCTTCTTTCCCGCGAATCTTCACGATGTCTTGGTTTGTTATCATCACGTCTTTCTCTTGAAAGAACAGGGTGTCTTGGTCTGTCATAAGGGTGTCTTGTTCTATCATCAGTGTGTCTTGTTCTATCATCAGTGTGTCTTGGTCTCTCATCAGAGTGTCTTGGTCT